CTCGAGAGAGGCTACGGTGACAGAGTCCTGTTGCCAGGTCAAGGTCACGTTGGTACTTATATGTATTACGCTGGGATTTTATCCCTGTGTCTTAAGCGTCGGTATCGCGTGGTCGTGACTGTCCCCAAAGGGCTAGATGATGCATCTAGTGGGTTCGTAGTCAGTCGCTTGACTGTAAATTCGGTAACTCCGAGTTCCTAGAGAGGAAACCCAGAGCTGGATTACTTTAGGTAAATTCCGAAAATTAAAGCCATTTCCAAACTCAAAGAACGAGCACCACAACTTCAGAGCAATCTGAAGGATGTAACACGGTATCTAAGGAGCTTGGTGGGTGTGAGAGAAAAAGGGCCCGCAAGGGTCCGGGGTCTTGAGCATCCATTCTTGTTGCCTTGGACAACCGTGGAGGTTAACCACCTGGGCTTCATCGCCTGCCTGCGGCCCCCTCAGTCTTTCGGGACTGGGGGGAAACCGAAGGATAGTACCCGAAAGGGATACTAGGTTAAATTAATTTATTAACTTACCTAATATGACACTGAAATCAGCTTTACTGCTGAAGACAGCGTCTGCTATTTGGCAAAAAGCTGTAAAAAGCTTTTCACTATTGTCGGACCGGCTCGTAAGGGCCGTGCCGATGATAGTCGGTGGTCAATCCCGCAGTTGGGTAAAGGCCGTGTTCCATTTTTCACGTTTTGTGATGAGGATTAGGCATTCCCAGGGTTCCAAAGGATTGGCAATTTGTTTGAAGGCTTCGTCTCTCATGATTATGAGACACGTCGCTGGATCTAAATTGGTTAATTCTAGGGATGCTGGGGTTGCGGTGAGTTCAACTCGCCAGGGAATCCCAAGGTGGATACCCGTTATTCATAGAAAACGGATATCAGACGGGGATCGTCGGGTGATCAGGTTATACCTGGGGTTCTGTACTTTTTATCGAGTACTGGACTTTAAGGGTAAGCTATCACTTTCCACTATTACGGAGCCAGGTAAGGATATAACAGCCATTTCTGGCGGGTTTCAACATTTTATGGAAACATTTATGTTGAATATCGGTCGGTTTGGTATTAAACCTATACCTCAGGCCCGTGATCGTGAGGACTCTGAGTTCTGGGGCCAGCGGAATGGACTCAGGGGGGCGATCCGCTTTATAACACTCACTCCCGTTTGGAAGTGGATGTTCACCTCCGGACCGTCCTCCAAGTACACCAAGACGTTAGCCGTGGCTAATGGTTGGACTGACATGTTGGCAATCCTGTCAACCCCTGGACAGTTACAGCTCATGAATCACTGGCGATCGTTCATCGGTGACCTTTTTCTCGAGGAGTGGATCCCCTGGTTCCCAGATGCCGTTAAGGCTCTGGATGACTGGGATGGGGTCAAGGCTCGAAAAGCTCGCAGAGAGAAATACGGTGAAAGCCGTCTTTCTCCTGAGGGCTGGACGAGTGGAGACAATCCACAATTCCCGATTGGGTCACTTAGTGTGGTGGAGGAACCTGGTAAGAAGCGAATTGTCGCAATGGTGGACATTTGGACCCAGTGGGCCCTCTATCCTCTGCACCGAGCTCTGTATAAGATACTCGGTAAGATCCCTAACGACGGAACGTTTGACCAGATGAAGCCTGTAAAGGCTTTACTGGAGAACGCGAAGAAGGAAGGGAGGGTGCACTTTTGGTCGTTTGACCTTAGTGCAGCAACGGATAGGCTGCCTATTGGGATTCAGGTGTTGGTTCTGGCGGCATTCACCCATTTGGGGTTTGCGTCAACGTGGGCTGAAATGCTCGTCGACCGTTTTTACGCTACTCCTCGTGAGTATGCGACATCGACAGGGGTGTCGGTGGTACGGTACCGGGTAGGACAGCCTATGGGGGCGTATTCCTCGTGGGGGATGCTTGCCATAACACACCATGCTTTGGTCCAATTCGCCGCGTGGCGAGTGGGACACAGAGCTTGGTTCACCTGGTATGCGGTACTTGGAGACGATGTCGTGATCTGTGATCACGATGTCGCCAATGAGTATGTGAAGGTCATGGATGAGCTGGGCGTTAAGATCGGCTTTCATAAGTCGATCATCTCGTCTAACTCGTCCTTGGAGTTCGCCAAGCGGTTCTTCTATAAAGGAGAAGAGGTTTCACCTCTATCCCTAGGAGGGATCGCTGTAGGCTGGCTCGGCCCCGGGTTTGTACCCGAGGTCGTGGCGGCTAGCGAGTCTCGACATGGCTATCAATTAAATTTGTACCATGTTGCCCGCTACATAGGAGTTGGATTCAAGGCGGCTTCGGCAGCGGCAATGAGGCCGTTTTCGGGGCTGCCACGGATTCTCTCATCCGCGCTTCTCCTTCTGTCTCGGCCTGGTGCGCCTCGCGGCGTTGCTAGTCTTGTCTCTTGGTATACCGCCAATAATATGGCGGGTACTCGGAGCAAGATCAAATCCTCTGTTGAGGAGAAAATCTTCAACACGGTTTGGACTGAGGCAGTCGATTCGGTACTGGGTCCGGCACTTAAGCGGGTGCGTTCTGTTGCTAAGGATATCGTCATCCCTAATAATGGGAAGAAGAGTCTGAAGCGTCAGGAACATCCGTTGGGTGACGAATTCAGCGCCGGCTATCGAGCCTGGTTTGAGGGTCTTTTGATCCCTTCTTTTGTTAAGAAGTGGCGAAAGGCCATCGATCAAGCAGGTGAGAAACTACGTGAGGCCAAGTTTGCCTGGGACCGGGAGGGCTCTCTTTTGAAGGCCCTCCGATCCATCGAGGCGGCGCTGCGCCTTCTGGCGCTTGTGCCGACACGGGCCAACATTGTCAGAAGGGAGGAATCAGAGACTATTGTCAATGAGACCTTTCTTACTGGCGTGCTGGTTCCGCGGTCGGTCAAGCGTTGGAATGGCGTTGCCAAACTGATGGGGCGTAAGCCTACCTCTCGCCTTGGGCCTTTAACCCGTAAGGGGAAAGGGTCTAAGGCGCGTGGGAATCCGGTCAAGGCGAAATAACAGCCGTTTGGTTACCAACTGCACTCCACCTTGAATAAGTGGTTTCAGGGAAAGACTACCCTTCAACTTCCAGCCTTGACAGCGATGTCTTGGTGTGGAAGAGCAAATAGATTACGCGTCTTAAGCGAC